CTCGCGCCGCGCCTCGGCCTCGAGGTACCCGCACCCGCCGCGGCCGCGACCTCGGGACGTCCCGCCCGGAAGCCATATGAAGTCACTCCGGACGGGATCGCCGTGATCCCGATCGAGGGCACGCTGGTTCACAAGGCGTATGGGCTCGATGCGCTCTCCGGCCTGCGGTCCTACGTGGACATCCAAGAGGAGATCGAAGACGCCGCGACGGATCCCGCGATCAAGGGCATCCTGCTCGATATCGATTCGCCGGGCGGCGAGGTGGCGGGAGTGTTCGACGCCGCCGACACGATCTTTGCCGCGCGCTCCGCCAAGCCGATCTTCGCGGTGGCCGACACGGATGCATTCAGTGGGGCTTACCTGCTGGCATCCGGCGCGGAGCGAATCTATGCAGGCCGCACGTCCGGCCTCGGCAGTATCGGGGTGATCGTCACGCACCTCGACGTGAGCGCGAGCGATGAAAAGCTCGGCTACAGGTACACCATCGTCCACGCGGGCGCGCGCAAGGCCGACTTCAACCCGCACACGCCGTTGAGTGAAGAGGCGCGCCGGGTGCTCGAAGCCGAGGTGGATCGCACTTACGGCCTGCTCGTCGGCGCGGTCGCGCGCAACCGTGACGTGGATGAGTCCGCGATCCGCGATACCGAAGCCAGGCTGTACTTCGGCGGCGACGCCGTCGCGGCACGACTCGCGGACAGGCTTGGTACCCGCCAGGACGCCCTGGCCGGTCTTCGCGAGGCCATTTCGGCCCGCGCCGTTTCAATCCAACTTCAAGGGAGAAGCAGCATGAACGAAGAACAGCACGCGGCGGAGCCTTCCGCCGTGGATGTCGAAGCCATCCGCGCGGAGGCTCGCCGGCAGGGCTATGCCGAAGCGCGGGAAATTGTGGAACTGTGCGCCTTGGCCGGCATGCCGGACAGAGCCGCCGCGCTGCTGGCCCGCAACGCGACCGCCCCGGAAGCGCGGCAGGAGTTGATGCAGGCGCGCGCCACCGCGGACGCGACCGAGATCCGCTCGCACGTCATGCCCGACACGGGGACCAGCGCCAAGGCGAATCTCGAAAACAATCCGGTGATGAAGGCCGTCGAGCGCCTCGCCGGGAAGGGAGTGAACTGACGTGCCCATGCTCATCGAATCGAACTACTTGGGCGACTGGCTCAAGTACGAGGCCGACAACCTTTACAGCCGGGACGAGGTCGTCGTCGCCTCGGGCCGGAACCTGAAATCCGGAACCGTCATCGCCATCGTGAACAACAAGGTCATCCAGTTCGCTCCGGCTGCGAGTGACGGATCGAACGTCGTCGCCGGTGTGCTCCTGCTCGATGTCGATGCGAGCGGCGGCGACAAGCCGGGCGTCATCATCGCGCGCCACGCGATCTGCGCCGACAAGGCTCTGGTTTGGCCTGAGGGCATCACCGGTCCGCAGAAGGCGACTGCCATCACGCAGCTGAAAGAGCTGGGCATTCTCGTCCGGGAAGGAGCGTAATTCATGCCGATCATCAATCCGTTTGCAACCGACGCTTTCGATATGGCGGCGCTGACCGCCGCCATCAACAAGATCCCGAACACCTACGGTCGGCTGGAGCAGTTGAACCTCATGCCGCCGCAGGGAGTCCGCACTCGCACGATCATCATCGAGGAGATGAGCGGCGTGCTGAACCTGCTGCCTACGCAGCCCGTGGGCGCGCCCGGTACGGTGGGCACCCAGGGCAAGCGCAAGGTGCGGTCGTTCGTGATCCCGCACATCCCGCACGACGACGCTGTGCTGCCCGAGGAGGTTCAGGGCATCCGTGCGTTCGGCTCTGAGACGGAGACGGACGCGTTGGCGAACCTGCTTGCGCAGAAGCTTCAGAACATGCGCAACAAGCACGCCATCACGCTCGAGTACCTGCGCATGGGCGCGCTCAAGGGCGTGATCCTGGACGCCGACGGCTCCACGCTTTACGACCTCTACAGCGAGTTCGGCATAACGCCGAAGACGGTCAGCTTCGCGCTGGGCAGCGCCACGACCGAAGTCCTGCTCAAGGTGCTCGAAGTGAAGCGCCACATCGAGGACAACCTCAAAGGCGAGTTCATGACGGGCATCCTGTGCCTGTGCTCGCAGGGCTTTTATGATGCCTTTACCACGCACGCCAAGGTGAAGGAAGCGTTCATGTACTTCCAGCGCAACCAGCAACTGGGCAACGACTACCGGACCGGCTTCACCTTCGGCGGAATTACCTTCGAGGAGTACCGCGGCCAGGCGACCGACGCGGGGGGCAATGTGCGGAAGTTCATCGCCGACGACGAGGCGCACTTCTTCCCGCTCGGGACCGCCAACACGTTCCGGACGTACTTCGCGCCGGCCGACTTCAACGAGACGGCGAATACGCTGGGGCTTCCGCTTTATGCCAAGCAGGAGCCGCGCAAGTTCGGACGTGGCACCGATCTGCACACGCAGTCGAACCCGCTGCCAATCTGCCTGCGGCCGGAAGTGCTGGTCAAGGGCACGAAGGCCTGAGCCATGGCCGATTGGACCTCCCTGGCCGGCGCGCTCAATACCGGCGTGCTGAGTGCGTTTGGCCGGGAGGTCGTGTATTCGCCGCAGACCGGGCAGCAGGTGACGGTCAAGGCGATCTTCGAAGAGACCCGCGAGGGAGAGGAGAACGCGCCCGGCGTATATGCCGCCGTGTTCCTTCGCGCCTCGGACCTTGCGGCGCCGCCGCAGCGCGGGGATGAGGTGAATGTGGACGGCGTCTCCTACAAGGTATTCGACATTCTGGCCGACCACGCGGGCGGCATCATCCTGCGCTTGCGTCAGACCTGACCTATGGCTGCGGTGCGCATCTGGCAGAAGAAGCAGATCCGGCTCGATCGGCTGAACTTCAAGCAGCACCAGATGTTCAAGATCGGCAACGTCGGCGTCGCGGCCGTGAAGAATCGCGTGGGCGCCGCGCTCGGGCCGTTGGACACGCCGGCGAAGCCGCTCACCAAGCGCTACGCGATTCGTAAGACGCGACTCGGCAAGGGCAATCGCCGGAATCTCACGCTGACCGGCGATATGCTCCGCAACTTCATGGTCCGGACGGTCAGCGAAAACCGCGCGCGGGCCGGCCTCTCGACTCGCAAGGACCGCATCAAGGCGTGGGTCAACCAGAAGATCGAGCCCTGGGTGGTCTTCTCGCCGAAAAACAAGGCCGCCGTGCTCGAAGCGGCGCGGCGGGTGCTCAACGAGATGAAAGGCACGCTTCTGGTTGAACGTGCGCTCGGAGGTAGGCAACGATGATCAACCCGGCCGAGCTGGTGGACAACCTGGTCGCGATGCTGCGGGCGATTCCGGATCTCGTCGCCGAGATGGAGGGCGATCCGGAGCGCATCTACGCCTACCACGACCAGTACCCGAAGAAGGCAAGCCTGGCGCAGGCCATCCACACGATGCCGGCTCCGGCGGTGATGGCCGTGTGGCAGGGCACCGCACCCGGCACGTTCGGCACCGCGGATGTTTGGAAGCACCAGGTCACTCTCTACCTGCGAGCGCGCGAGGCAAGCGAGAGCGATCCGCCGGCCGCGTACTACCGGCTGTTCCGCCTGATTACCAAAGGCGTGCCGGCGGGATCGGAGGTGCCGATGCTGAACGCCACGATCCACCCTTCCTGCTACCCGATGGACCTGCCGCAGATCCAGCGGCAGACCGACGCAGAGGGGCTGGACTATTTCGAAGTTCCCATCACATTTACGGAGATTGGCGATGAATGATTTCGTCTGGATGAGTCGGCCCTTCGGACAAGGCGAGCCGGTGCAGGTCGAAGCGAAGCCCGAAGTGCTCATACCCCTGATGGTGGCCGGTTATTCACAATGCGAGCCGCCGGCCTCAAGGGAGGAGGTAACGGAAGATGTCCACGGCTAGACTGCAAGAGGTTCTGATCTGCTTCGGCAAGCAGAAGCAGACCGACATCGTGACCGCCAACACGGGCGCGCAGATGTGGCGCTTTGGAAAGCTCAACGCCGCGCTTGCGAATCCAAAGCTCAACACCGAGAACGACGCCGAGGAGTTCGGCAAGGGCCACGAATTTCCCACCCAGTCCTTCCAAACCTCCTGGGACGTCTCGGGCACGCTCGAAAAGTACTTGGGCGCGGAGATCGCGGCCTGGGCGATGGCGTTTGGCTTGGGCAAGGTCGTCAAATCCGGCAGCGCCCCGAACTTCACCTACACCTGCACGCCGCTGATGCCGGCGAACGGTGATCCGGCCGAACTACCCTACTTCAGCTTTGTCGAGCAGATCCGCCCGGGCGCGGGCGTGGTGCTCGACCGCATGGCGATCGGCTGCGTGGTCGAGGGTTGGACCATCACCCTCGGCAGCGGGCCGGGACGCACCAACAGTCGCATCGCGGTCGATTTCGCCGGCTCCGGCAAGTTTACCGAGCCTTCCGGCATAGTAATGCCGGCGGCCATTCTCGAAAAGCTGCTGCCTTCGGCCTCGCTCGCCCTGAGCATCGACGGCGTCGACTATGTCTCGAATAAGAACATCGTGTCGCTCGAGACGGGCTGGAAGAACAACGTCCGCATGGACGCGGGCTTCTATCCCGGATCCGGCTTCCAGACCGTCGGCGACGCCACGAGCGGCGCGATCCGCGGGCGCCTGGAATTCGGCAATCGCCAGGGCACGCTGCGCTTCACCGCGCGGTTCGAGAGCGGCTCCATCGAGCTGACCAAGCTCAAAAACCAGACAACGGGCACGGCGGTGATTTCTCTCACCTACGACGCGAACAACTCGCTCGAAATCACCTGGCACAAGGTCTCCTTCGCGACGGCCGAGGTTGGGGAGACCGACGGCATCGTCACCGTCGCCGTCGAGTGCCTGCCGATGTACGACAACACCAACGGCATCGTCTCGGCCGTCGCCAAGTGCGGCGTGGACAACATCTGCCAGTAGGAGCACCCCATGTTTGATGCAACCAAACCCATCACGATGAACCTGCGGACCCCGGAAGGCGTGAAGACGGTTCGTCTGCACTTCCCCACAGACGAGGAGTGGACCGAGCGCCAGCGCCGGCGGAAGGTGATCATCAAGCAACTGGGGCGCGGCATCTCCGAAACCGTAGTCCCGAACTCCGAGGACGTGGACGCCGCCCTGCTGGCGAAGATCCGCGCCGAGGAGCAGGATGCGGTCGAGGTCGATCCGTTCGAGGCCAGCCGCATCATCGAGCAGTTGAGCCAGGCCGAGGTGGACGACGTCATCCAGACCGGCGACTCCTTCCGCATCACCCTCCGTGTGCTTGGGGGGGCCGTGGCGCACACGCTCGCGATGCCCTCGGCCAAGGACGTCTTCGAGTATCGCCGCGCGTTCGCCCGCATCCTCGACCTGCCCTTCAACAAGCAGGAGCTGACGATCAACCTGGCGGCCGCGGGAACGCTCTACAAGAAGCTCGCGCGGTCGGTCGAAGGCTACGCCGGCGAAGTCCCGATCATTCACCAGGCCGTGGCGGTCAAGGCCGCTATCGACGCGCTCGATGCCGCTTTCCAGGAGGACCGCGACCCAAACTTCTGAACGGGGAGTGGCCGGAGCGGTCGTCGCTTCGGTTCCTGGTCCACTGGGCCCTGCGGCGCGAGGAGCTGTGCGATCCACGGCTGTGTCCTGACGCGCCGGACGACGGCCGCCGCTGCGACCACTGCCTCCTTGACAAACTCGATGCAGCGCAATCGAGCGAAACCGGCCTGCTCATCCGCCGCGCGCTCGATCTCCGGGCTGCGCTGAAGCTGGGCGTCCGAATCTCACTTGACGAGATCCGCGCCGACGAGTTCTACGCCATGTTGATCCTCGAAGAAGAACGCGAGCGGCTGGACCAAGAGCGCATCAATTCCCATGGCCGATAACAAGCTCGAGCTGGTCGTCACCATCGAGGTGGATAAGGCGAACCAGTCCATCAAGAGCGTCAACACCAACCTGTCGAACATCGAGGCGACCGCCACGAAAGCCGCGCGCGGCGCCTCGCAGAGCATCGACGGGATGACCGCCTCGATGGTGAAGGGCGCCACCGCCGGCAACCTGCTCGCGGACGCCATCAAGAAGGTCATCGACTTTGGGAAGGAGTGGACCATTGGGGCTGCGCGGCAGGCGGCACAGGAGGATCGGCTTGTCTCCATCACGCGCACTCTCGCCAAAGTGCACGGCGACGGCGCGGCCGCCGCGGCGAAGGCCATTGAGGCCATTCGCCAGGTCGGCTACACCTCGGAGGACGCCACCACCAGCGTCCAGAAGCTCATCATCGCCGACATCGGTCTGGAGAAGGCGCAGGGCCTCGCGCGTGTCGCCAAGGACGCTGCCGCCGTGAGCACCGAAGGGATCGGCGCCGCCGAGGCCTTCGAGAAAATCATGCTGGCGATCGAAACCGGCCAGAGCCGCGGCCTGCGGACGATGAGTTTGTTTGTCGATCTGAACAAGGCGGTTCAAATTGAGGAGATGAAGCGCGGCCGAACGCTCGCGGATCTCGAAGCCAAGCAGGTCCGCTACAACGCCGTGATGCGCGCGGCGACGGAGATTCAGGGTGCGGCCGCCGCCAAAGCCGAGAGCGTCGACGGCCAGATGGAGAAGCTCTCCCGCGAGCTGAAGGACCTCAAGGACGATGTCGGCCGCGCTTTCCAGAGCGAGTTGAAGGCCGTCGTCGGCCACTTGAAGGACCTGGTCGGCTGGCTCAAAGACAACGTGACCTGGATCGAGAAGTTCGGCACGATGGCTATTTGGCTTGCGGGCATCCTCGCCACGTACGCGATCGCAACGAAGATTCTGGGCATCGCCAAAGCCGTCGATTCGCTCACGCTGGCGCTCACGCGGAATCCCTGGGCGTTGCTCATCACGGGTGTGGTCACCGCGGGCGCGATCGTCTACAAGTCGTACAGAGACATGCAGGAGGGGCTGGAGGCGCGCGGCCGCGAGATGGAGAACGCGGCGCTCCGGCAGCAACTCTTCGCCGGCAAAGTCAAAATCGAGGATCTGCGAAAGCGCGGGGTGACGGACGACCAGATCCGCGAACTGGTCTCCGGCCGCAGGCTGCTGCCCGGCGAAGAGGAGCCGTGGGGCGAGTTCGGGGCCGGGCTGCCCAAGATCAAGATCGCGGGCGAGCCGGATCTGGATGCGCTGAAGCTCGCGCAGGAGATCCGGAAGCGCCAGGCCGAAAACGAGAAGTTCTTCCGGGAGCGCGCCATCGCCGCGGCGGGCACCGACAAGACCGGCTTCGCCAAGGACATCGCGGAAATCAACGCCGAGATCGCCAAGCGCACCACGTTCGTCGACGAGCGCGGCGTTTCCCACTACGTTGCCCTCACGAAGGCGGCCTGGAACGCGATCATCGACGAGGCGCGGAAGAAGCTCGAAGCCTTTAAGCAGCACTTCGCGATCGAAAACAAAAGGGCCCTCGCCGAGTACCTCAAGGATGAAGAAGAGGCGCACCAGCGCGCAATGGAATTCGAGGCGCGGCGCTTCCAGCAGCGCATTCAGAACGATGCGGAGATTGCCGAGCGCAACCTCGATCACCTGCGTCAGGTTTATGCCTTCGAGGAGCAGCGGGCCGGCTTCGAACGCGATGCACGCCTTCGCGAGCTCGAGGGCGCCGACGCACAGACGCTCGAGCAGAAGGTCGCCGTCGAGCAGCGCAAAGCGGAGATCGAGATCGAGTACCTGGAGAAGGTCCACGAGGTGAGGCAACGCCTCTACGACATGGACACCTCGCGGATGCTGCTCGAAGAGGAGCTGACGCTCAAGCGGCTCGGCTACCAGGCCGACGAGATCAAGGCGCGGATCGCGGAGCTGAGCCAGCAGCGCGAAGACATCCGGCGGCAAAACCAGGAGGCCACGGACGCCGCGATCCAGGCCGTGCGCGAGAATGCCGCCAACCGAACGGCGCAGTTGGTGCGCGAGCACAACCGCAGCATTTTCGATTCGCTGAAGCAGCAGGCTGGTGGTGTGTTCGATGCGCTGCTTGAAAAGTCGCAGTCGGTGTGGTCGGCGATCGCGAACTCGTTCAAAACCGCGCTGCTCACGGCGATCAAGGAGGTTGTCACGTCGCGCGTGGCTGCGATGCTGATGTACCTGTTCACGGGCCAGAAAGTGACGTTCGCGGGCGGCGGCACCGGTTCCGGCGGAAGCGGCGGCATTCTCGGCGGACTGGGAGGCCTGCTGGGCATCGGCGCGGCGCCGGTGTTCGGCTCTACGGGCGGACCGATTCCCGGCGGTGCGACCGGCGGCTGGGGCACGCCCCCGTTCATCCCGACCGGCGGCGCCGGTGGCGGCGGCCTCACCTCGAAGGCAGGCGTCGGCATCCTGGGCGGCTTCAAAGGATGGAAAGACCTCCTGAGCAGCCTGGGCAACATCGGCTACCGGCCGGAACGCTGGCGCCTGGACGAGATGGGCAACATGACGAAGATCGCCGGTGCGCGCGGGATCGGCGGCTGGCAGGGCGGCGCACTGCTGGCCGGCGGGAGCATCCTCGCGCTCGAGGGACTCCGGCGCGGCGGCTGGTCAGGCGTGGCCATGACCACGGCGGGCGGCGCGATGATCGGCGCGAAATTCGGCGGACCGTTGGGCGCGGTTCTGGGGGCCGGCGCCGGCTTCGTCGCCGGTCTGGTGCGGCTATTCGTGAAGAGCGCGGAGGAGAAGGCGCGAGAAAAGATCAAGGCGCTGTACGGCGTCGACATCTCCGACAAGGGACTGCTCAAGCAGATCGTGGACACCGCGAAGCAGGCCTTCGGCGGCAACCTGGACATGGCGATCCGCAGCCAGCAGATCCGGGACTTCGTCCAGTTGTACGCAATGAGCACGGGGCAGCCGACCCGAGGCATGCCCGCCACGGTTCATCCGCTCGACATTGTGCAAGTTGGCGGCTCGCTTTACCAATCGCCGGGGTACTCGAACGGCACTGCGCTCCCCGGATTGGGAGGACTGCCGACGCTCGATAACATTGGCCGCGGCGTGGCGTCCGGTGCCGGACTGGGCACCACCGTGGTGAACCTCCAGATCGACTCGAAGACGGTCGGGAACGTGATCATCCAGAACGGGCGCGTGGTGGCCCAAGGCGCGATCAACGCGATGAAAGCGAATGCCGGCCGGCGGGAGCTGACCAGCTTGCAAGTGAGTCCGGGCCTACTAACAAGTTGATACGTCAATGCGCCGCAAGCGTGGGGTAGCCCGCCGACTTCAGGCTGCGCGATGTGGTTTGATCTCGTCCAAGATTTCCTGGCCAACCATGTCCTGCGCCTTCTCAATGTCGTAGTTGGACTGCAGGTTGATCCAGAACTGAGGGCTCGTTCCGAAGTACCGCGCAAGCCGGAGCGCTGTGTCCGCCGTAATGGCGCGGCGTCCGTTGACGATCTCGCCAATGCGGGCCGCTGGCACACGCAAGTTGATTGCGAGGCGGTTGGCAGTGAGGCCCAACGGTTTCATGAAATCTTCGCGCAGTGTCTCGCCGGGGTGTATCGGCGGCATCGTTTTCGTGGCCTTACGTGGCATTGGTTCTCCTAATGGTAATCGACAATCTCGACGTCAAATGCGTCGCCACCATCCCATCTGAAGCAGATGCGGAACTGGTCGTTAATGCGGATGCTGTGCTGCCCGGCGCGGTCACGCTTCAACGCCTCCAATTGATTGCCGGGAATCGCCCCGAGGTCGAGCAGCGACGTAGCGGCATTCAGATGATCCAGCTTCCGCTTTGCTACGTGCGCAATTGTCTGGAATTTCCGGCTGAACTGCCGCGCAAACACCAGTTCGGTGTCCTTGTCGCGGAAATTCCGAATCATCATCAACAGAATATATCGCGTTACAGTTAACGTCAAGCGATATACCGATGCCCGGCTCCGTTCAGAACGCCGCACCTGCCACCGTGCTGCCCCATAGCTTGTGCCGCGCGTTCACCCACACGCGCGAGTACCCGGTCATCGACAACGAGTACCGGAACGGCGAATCACAGCGCTCGGTCGCGGCCTCGACCAGCCGCAAGCGGTGGCGTCTGGCCAAGCGGCTGACACCGGCGCAACTCCAGGCGCTTCGGGCTTTCTACGAGGCCCGGAACGGCCCCGCCGAGCCGTTCTATTTCTACGACCCCTACGAGACGAACCCGAAGTTCTCTTACGATCCGACCGGCCAGGCAGTCGCGGGCCGATACACCGTGCGGTTCAACTGCGAGTGGAGCCAGTCCGTGTCACCCTGGCGTGCCGCGGTCGAAATCGAACTGCTGGAGGTAGCCTGATGCTGTTGCTCAAACCGGGAGTCCGCGTTGCCGGCCTGCGGCCGGAGATCCTGTTCGCGGTCATCGCCGCGGAGCGCGTTTGCGCCGAGATGGGCGTGGATTGCGTCGTGACGGCGTGCGTGGACGGCGTTCACCAGGCCGGCTCTCTGCATTACTGCGGCCTTGCCGCCGATCTCCGCAGCCGCGACTTCCGTCCGGGCGACCTCGACAAGGCCATCGCGCGCATCAGACAGTGCCTCGGCACCGACTACGACGTGGTGCTTGAAAACGATCACGTCCATGTCGAGTTCGACCAGAAGCAGCCGTTGACCCGATAACGCGCCGCAGTGCTGCATTAACAGCCCAATTCTCTCGATATCGAAACGCTTCCCGAAATGATCGGATCCGCGATCACAAAGGCCTGCTCTGTTTGTGGGCAGACGAAGCCTACGTCCGATTTCTACCGGCATCCGAGCACCCGTGACGGACTGGATCGAAAGTGCAAGGACTGCCGAAAATCCGCCTCACGCAAATGGAAGGCTGAAAACTGTGGGCGTGCCAGGGAGACTGATCGCCGCTGGCGACAGCAGAACCGCGAGCGGGCCAACGCCCACTATCGGCGTTGGCGGCAGAAGAACAAGGAGAAGCACCTCAAGTTGTGCCGCGAATGGAATGCCGCCAACCGCGAGCGCTGCCGCGCCAATTTCGAGCGCTGGAAGGATATGCATCCCGGCCGATTGGCTGAATGGCACCGCCAGCGGCGGGCCAGGCTGCGCGTTGGCCAGTCGTACTCCGAAGCGGAATGGCATGCACTGCTCGCTATCTTCGGGTATCGCTGTGCTGCGTGCGGCGTCGACGCCCGAGCCACACGGGAAGGATTCCTCACACCCGATCACGTGATTCCAGTCTGCATGGGCGGCCCGAACACCATCGATAACATCCAGCCCCTCTGCCTGGACTGTAATCGCCGAAAGAACGGACGCTTTATAGATTACCGCCCGGACTGGGCGAGGTGAACAGATGGACCAAATTGGCAATGTCGTCGTGCCGGAAATCGTTCCGTCCGGAGTCTTCCCGCTTGTGCCGGACTATGGGTGCGGGCTTGCCATTCGGCCAGAGGTCGTGATCCACCAATTCGGCAGTGGGAACTGTAAGGTGGAGCAGCGCTACCTCTTGGGCAACGGTGCCCGGCGATTCCTCATCCGCCGGCAGTGGCTCCGCGATTCCGAACGGATCGCGCTGCGGAATTTCTGGGAATCGAAGTACGGCCCCTACGGCGCGTTCACCTACAACGCGCCCAACGACGACGGCATCGGGACTACGCCGTACATCTGCCGCTTCGCCAACGAGCCGCTGTCCTGGGAAATGGTCGCGGACTGGGCCTGCTCTGTTGGCGTGACGCTGGTAGAGATCCCTTCCACTACGCCCGCATACCCGCTCAACTCCACCGTGACCCGCTTCCCCTCGCAGGCGCTCAAAGACGCGCTGCTCTCGCAGGTCCAGCAGGTCATCCCGCTCGTCAGGATCCAGCCGCTCCAGGCCGGCTACCCCGCCATCTATCTCTCCGACCGCCGCTGCACCGTCGGCGGCCAACTCTACCAGGCCCGCCTGCTCGACTTCGACGGCATCTCGCAGGGCATGGGCAACGAGGCCGACGACGCTTCCTTCACCTTCGGCAACGCCGACCGCGTCATGCGCGATCTGGCCAACGACGTCGACCTTTACCGCGCCTCGATCGAGTTCTCGCTGTTCCACGTGGGCACCGGCATCAAGCTCGACCTCTGGAAGGGTGATATCGTCAACTGGTCGCTCGATGCCGGCCCGGAGTTCAAGGTCACGGCCTCGGACGGCCTCTATGAACTGAACCTGCCCTATCCGACCCGTAAGATTTCCCGCACCTGCTGGAAGGCATTCAACTCGCAGGCCTGCCCGTTTGCCGAGCACGGCACGCTCGACCTGGTCCACTTTCCAGACGCCAACCCCACTCGCTGCGACAAGAACTACGAGACGCCGAACGGCTGCCTGGCGCACGGCATGAAGCGCTACTACGGCGGCATCGTGGCCGAGCCGCAGGGCGTCCGCATCAAGGACAACTCGACCGGCGTGTGGGGATTCGGGCGGTCCACCATCACCAGCGTCTCGCTGGTCGCCGAGTCGATCTACGACCAGGTCCTGCCCGAAATCTACACCGACACCGACATGCCGGTGAACTGTAAGATTGCCGCCGGCCGGGACGAGAGCGATTTCTACGAGGCGCTGGGCATCGTGGGCGAAGGGCCGCTCGTGGCATTCACGACGCCGCGAATGGAAGACAAGGACGGCGACGGCAAGGCGGAAACCTTCATCGGGCACACGCTCGACGGCCAGGCCCACCACGGATTCCCGAACAACGACTACGGCATGCGCACCTGCCTGGGTAACGATCCCGCGGGCGAAACCGACTTCTTCTCCCTCGACCAGTCCGGAAACGTGACCGGCGGCGACTGGCGCAAGGTCTACTCCGGCAATTCGACCTACAAGGATAACTTCGCGGCAGGAACGTCGTTCATCGTGATCCGCAGGTCGGACGCCAAGGGCCTGCAACTATCGAGGCCCGGCGACCACGCCATGATCGCGACGGTCCAGCAAGGCCTGCGCGGCTGGGTGTGGACCAGCCCCGGCGTGCGCGTCTACGGGCCGGCGCTGACCAACCCCGTCTGGATCGCCGTCAACATGCTGCTCCGGGCGCGCGGGCTGCGCCTCGGCGCGGATGCTACAACCCAGCAGCTCGATTTTGCCGAGACGTTCTTCGACGTCGAGGCTGCGATCGACGCCGCCGCGATCTGCGACCAACAGGTGACGAAGCTCGTCGGCACGGGCACTGAGACGCAGTTCAAGTTACGCGGCGTGATCCAGGAGGAGAAGCCCCTGCGCGACTGGCTCCAGGAAGTGCTCATGAACTGCCTTGGCTACTACACGTTCGCCTTCGGCAAGCTCAAGATCGGCATCCGCGAGAACTCCTCTGTGGTCGAGGCCTTCACCGAGGGCAACATCCTGTTCCGCAGCATGGAACTGGCACCGCTCAAACCCTCCTTCAACCACCTCACGGCCAACTTCGCCGACCAGGACTTCGACTTTGTCAACAACAGCGTGGCGGTCTACGACATCGACCACGCCGCGCTGATTGGCGGCGGCGCCGGGCCGCTGTTTCTGAAGTCGAACGTCAACCTGTGCGGGACCTCGACCAAGTCGCAGGCCGCGCGGATCGTGAGCGTGCGGCTCCGCGAAGAACTGGGAGGAACGAGCGCGGCGGAATGGAAGAAGGCGCGACAGGTCTCCTTCAAGACCACTGTGCTCGCGCTCAACACCGAGCCAGGCATGGTCTGCTCGATGACGCATCCGGACATGCCCGGCGGCAGCGGAGAGTTCCGCGTCACCTCCTGGCGCCTGAACAAGGACTTCTCAATCGACATCCAAGGCCGCACGACCACCGACAGCATGTACGATCTGGTCGCCGGCCCGAAGCCCGCCGACGTGGAAGCGTCGCCCGTGCCGGAGGAGATCCTGCACGACACTGGCGTTCCGGGCATCGTGCTGGGCACGCCGAAGCTGGGCGACTACGGCACGATCGCGCTCGATGACATCCAGGTGCAGCCGGACGCTTCCGGCAACATGAACATCGCCGGCGCGCACCAGGTCGCAATGGCCCTGTACTATGTGGACGAGCTCGCGACCGATCTTTGGGCGAGCCTCGATGCCGCGGTCGACAAGGACACCGACCCGGTGACCGTCTCCTGCACGGTGAACCCGGATACCGCGCGCGTTTTCCGCGTCGGCGACTTCGTGGTCTTCAACGATGAGGCGACGGACCCGGACCATCCGGGCCGCCGCTCCTATGAATGCGCCCAGATCGTCGGGCCCGGCAACGAGGGCGACGTGGTGCCTTCGGGCAACTTTGTGATTCAGCGCGCCTGGCCCGGCGTCGATCCCGGCTTCGCCACGTTCGGAACGTTCCGCTGCGCTCACGCGAAGGGCATCCGGTTTTTCAAGCTCGACTACAAGATCTTCACCTACTCGGTGAAGAAGGGCTTCTTCCGCACGCCTGGCATCCCGGCGCGCGTTGAGGCGAAGCTCCCCTCGGCGTGCGTGGTTGCGATGCTCGTGGGAGTGGCGAACCACTTCGGCTTCGGGCCGTTCACCGTCTGGCCGCTCTCGCATCACAACGAGCCGTTCATGCCCGGTGACCGGACGTGCTCCGGCGGCGCTTATACGTTCCAAATTCCGGGCCCACTCGCGGTCGCTGACACCGTGGCGATTCCGATGAAGGTGCAGGATCCGGCCTCGGTCCGCTGCATCTATGCCTACGTGCAGCGGGGCACTTCGGACGGTCAGTCGGCGTACCTGGTCAAGATCAGCAGGGACGGCGGCGCCACCTGGGAGCCGCTCGAATACATGGGCATCGCACAGTCGCTGCCCACGCCGTCTAAGACCACCTATGACTTCCTGGTGGAGCGAGGGTATGGGCGGCCGGAAACGCGACGGCTGCCCTACAACGACTTCGGCATTTTTCTCTATCAGGCGGTGACCGCTGGTGCAGACCCGCAAACGGTCCCGACCGCCTCCTACGGCGCGAACCGGCTTGGCTTCGACGTAGGCGAGTTCGTGCACATCAACCTGGGGCAGGCCGACGAGGAGTACGTCGAGGTGCTCGCGGCCGACCCGGATAACCAGACGTTCACGGCGATCTTCACCAAGGATCACGCCTTGGGCGCGACGGTCCGCCCGACGATTTGGCCGACACCCATCCTGAACGAAGGCGACGACCTCGCGTTCGACATTCTGGCCGTCGCATCGCCGGACCCAGGGTCGGATCTCACGGTCGTGATCCAGACCTGAACGGCTTACGAAACTTTCTTGAGTCCGGCGTGAATGGCCCGCTTCAGGACGGTTTGGTATCCGATGCCTTCTTTGGCCGCGATCCGCTGCGCGTGTTCGAGGTCGGCCACTGGCAGCCGGATTGAAATGGCTTTGGTTGCCTTGGCCTTGGCTTTCTCCACGAGTTCGGCGAGGACCTTCGCCTCTGTTTGTGGAATCGGCGAGCCCGGCGAGCGCAAGAGGGTCCCACGCTTGAGTGCGCGCTCGAACTCCCGCTGCGTCTGCCGCCGACCTTCCGGCGTCGTGTACCACGCGGCTTCGGCGTTCATGGACTCCAATTCAGCCTTCGATTTGCGGGGCATAGATCCTCCTTTCCGCCTGATTCATCGTGTATGCCGTAACGGTGCGGAATCGCTTTCGGCGGATGGTAAACACCACAACCAGGTAGCGTCCCGACGCCGACTTGCCAAGCAACTTCCAGCGCTTCTCACCCGCTTTGGGCGCCGCCGGGATGATGACATGGCGTCCTCTGACCGCCTCCTCGACCTCCTGGGGCATGACCTCGTGCGCCGCGACGTGCCCGACGTTGTGCACGTCCCAGTCAAAGCCGCTAAGGTCGTCGAGCACAACTCCAGTATATACGCGCATCGTATATACACTCAAGCTCGGGCGAATCCGTGATGCCTTCTGAGCCCCTCCGCCTCTTCGACCCGCGCCGGAACATGCACGTGCAGGGCTTCTCCGGCCGCGCTGCGACGACCACCATCCACGACGCTACCGAGACCGGTCTGTCCATCTCCGGCATTTTCCAGGCGCCCGAGGATTTCGCCGTCCTGTGCCTCTACAACGCCTACGATTACTTCAACCATCTGCGCACAAAGCCGCTGCCCCGGACCGACCTGACCGGCCTGCGGCTGCAGTTCGACCTGGAATACGACCATGCCCTCGAAGGCGCAATCCGCTTCGATGCCGCCAAATACCCGTCCGTCTCCTGGGACTCGATGACCTTCGTGTGCGGCAAAGGAGACCCCGAGGACATCTACGAGGTGCGCCTCCGCGACTACGCCACCGTGGTCAATGGCGAGGTCTACGACTCCTATGCCACACTCACGCTCCGGACCGATCTCAGCCTGGCGGCCCTGGCTGACGTGAATCGTCTGGGCATCGATTACATTCACCTCTACTTTCGCGACACGCGCTACACCGTCACCCACATCGATGCACGCATGGAGGCGCAGGTCGCGGGCTACAACCCCGCCACCGGAGAACTGAGGCTGGTCGAAGGCACACCGTTTCCGTTTGGCGCCTGGGCGGTTATCGATCCGGGCGCGGCGACCGAGGAGTTGGTCAGGCTTGATCCCCATCCCTCCTTCGACCGCTACATCGTCTCGTGCTCGTTCTCGCACGAGGCCGGCTGCACCGTGCGGCTCGTTCCGGGAGCGGACGCAATGATCGCGAAGCTGGTCGAAATTATCAATACGCCGGGCGAGGAAGTCGCCGGCCGTTACGGCCCCGACCAGACCGGAACGATCAGCGCCATCGGCAGCGGCACCCTGCAGGAGGCGCGCATCATGCTCACGTTCCGGAACGCGCCGCCCCCGGACGGCTGCTACGGTGCACTCGGCAACCTCGACCGGGTGTTCGCCTCGTCCGGGCATGCAGGGGCCGGCGCGCCGGCTTTCGCGTGGGAGCAGGAGAACGTCCGGTTTCAAAAAGGCGACAATGAGCGGCGGTACCACATCGATCTCGATTTCCACGCGGGCCTGAAGGACAAGCTCAACCGCGCCGTGCCGCTCCACGACGTGCGCAAGATCTACATGGTCTTCGCGCCACGCTTCGAAAACGTGGAAGGCGCCCTGGAGGACGGCTGCACGCTCACGGCGGACGTCGGTCCAAGCGAAACGGTTTGGCAGGTGGAGGATTCCTCGGCGCTCTCCGGAGGGCGGTACTTCATCGGCACGCCCACGAGCGAGGAGCGCGTTCGTCTGCTCTCCGTGAACTCGCCTGCGCAGATCACCGTCGAACGCGGGTTCGAGGGTGCGGCGCCCGGTTCGTGGCCAGCGGGCACACGGATGAAGAAAGTCTCGCCGATCAGCGGCTTCGCCTCGGATATCGAGTGGCGAGCCACGATCTCGAACCTTACGGTTACCGGGGACCACTCGCTCAAGGTCGGTGGTGGCGCGCCGCGGATCGAGGAATCCGACGCGCGCTCGAAGTACACGGGCTACTGGGAGGACTACACCTATGGCGGCAGCTTTCCGACGCAGTGGTGGTCGATGGGCCACGCCAGGCGCTGCGCCCCGAACAATCCCTCCGACCTCCGGAAGGTCACCATCCGCTACTCGTGCCAGTCAGCGCACGATCTCTACCTCGGCACGTTCCTCTCGACCGACTGCGGCAGAATCAGCGTCTCGGTGGACGGCGAGCCGGCAACCACGCACGACCTGTATCTGAACGAGTACGGCGGCACGACCGCGAACCTGAGGCTGCGCAGCGGCGTGCCGGCCGGGAACCACACCGTCGAGATCACCGCGCTGTTCGACCGTAATCCGGCCTCGCGCGGCTACTACTTCTACTTCGACTACCTCTGGCCGCTTGTGCCGCAGGACGTTCCGGACCCGCCGCAAGAGTACCCGAACGTCTCGCTCGCCATCGACTTCGACACCGACCACGGCTACCGCAAGCCGCCCGCCTGGCACCTGTGGCAACTCCAGCGGCTCGGCTTCAAGGGCCACGCCGACGTCTACATGGGCGTCTTCTGGAATAACAAGCGGCGGCGCGTGGAGGCGCGCTACCCCTACGCCACGATCCAGTTCTCGGGCGACCCCGTGCCCGGCGAGGTCGTTTCGGTCAAGATCTCGGGCACCACGATCAACCACGCCATCGGCTACGGCGAAACATTGCAGCAGATCGTGAGCCACTTCCGGGCAGCGATCAACGGCATGTTTGTCGGGGTCTGGGCCGACGACAATTTCGGCATCTCGACCACGCTGCGTATCCAGTCGAAAGCGCCGCAGTGGACCTTCTTTGACAACGCCGCAACCGGCTCGCCCTCGGTCACGGCCGTGATGGACGACCACCTCGGTACGCCGGGCGCTGAGGGCGATTGGGAACTGATCGATGCGGTATCGCCGGTGATGACAGAGGGCGCGCGGCGCTGGATTCGCGATCTCGCCAGCCAGTTCGCCGCGGCGGGAATCCCGGCGTCGTTCGCCTTCTCGATGGAGGTCTACCGGCCGCCAGCCGAGATGGCCGCGCGCTACTGGGATGGAGCCCCGGTGGAACTCGATGTGCCCTCGACGCAGATGCACTTCGGCACGCGGGTGCGGAACTACCTCAAGCAGATGTACAAGGAGTGCGCCGATCAGATTGCCGCAGCGGGGCTGCCCATCGTGCTCCAGTTCGGCGAGACGCAGTGGTGGTATTTTCCGAACGCCTCCGGCATGCCGTACTACGATACCGAAACCAAGGCTGCGTTCGAGGCGCGCTACGGGCGGCCCATGCACCGGTTCCTGGCGAACACGGACGATCCGAATGACGACATTCAGACCGCCGACTTCCTGCGCGACCGCATCTGGGAGTACTGCCAGGAGGTGATCGCTTATGTGCGGCAGTTCCATCCGACGGCCGTGTTCGAGTGCCTGTGGCCGCTCGATGCCAATCAGGGCAAGCCCGCGCCCTCCCCGGAGTTCCGCGCGCTCAACTTCCACGTGAACCTGCCGAACCAGTGGAAGACCTCCGCCTACGGCGTGAAGTACTTCCGCGCGGAAGGCTTCGATTACGACGTTTGGCAGAAGAACGCCATCGGGATGCGGCAGACGATGGAGTTCCCGCGCACGCTTGGAAGGCCGCCCGAAGAGTGCATGTACCTGGCCGGCATCTACGGTCCTCCGGACCCGCCGATCGCGCAGGCCTATGGCATGTGGCGTAACAAGGGCCTGTACTCGTCCTGCTTCTGGGCCTTCGACCAGTTCTGCTTGAACTCGCGCCCGGTCCCGCTCGAGGTGGCGAGCCAGACGGTGGCGACGTCGGTCTCGTATCACAAGCCGCGCGCGGCTCGGGCGATACCGGCAGTGGTCGCCAAACCCGTCGTCCTCCCGTCCGCCGGAGCCCTGAACCGCTTCCGTGCGAATACGAGGAGGCTCAATGAGTAACTACCCGAACGTCATCGACGGCCCGGCAACGCTCTACTCGCCGGTGGATGCCTTCTCCACGCGCCCGCTCGAAACGACTGCCACGCAGCAGATCCTAGCGGGCGACACAACGATCAGCGTCGCATCGACGGAAGGATTCGCACCCACCTACGGAATTCTTTCGATTGATGACGAACTGATCGTCTACGCCTCGAAAACGGCCACCCAATTTACCGGCTGCCAGCGCGGGGCCTTCGGAACCACGGCCGCGCAACACGCCCAAGGCGTGGCCGTGAAAGCCAACATGGTGTCGGCATTTGTCACCGCGCTTCAATCGGCCGTACTCGCAATCGAAAACGAGTTGGGTACTGTGGCTGCGCGGAACTACGTGCGGCGCGACGGCGCGGTCACCATCACTGGCGTAAAGACTTTCGTTGATGGAGCGGAGTTCGGCTCCGGCGTGAAGGCCGCGACCGGCTTGGTGCGCCTGCCCAACACTGGCGCGATCAAGTGGCGCAAGGCCGACAACTCGGGCGACCTCGGCGTGGCGCTTAACACCAACGACCACATCGCGTTCGATACGATCATCGACTTCGCGCCCGGCCAAACCTTCGGCTCGTTCTCCTACCCGGACGCAACAACCACCAGCAAGGGCATCGTCCAGGTGGATCCCATTGGCGGCCTCGCCGTCAATGCCGGAGTGATCTCGCTTACGGATTCCGGCGCGACGCCCGGAACGTACCCGAAGGTGACGGTGGATGCCAAAGGCCGTGTTACGGCCGGCGCCCCGCTCGCAGGCTCAGACCTGCCCGCGCACCAGCATGTCGCCAGCCACATCGTGAGCGGCGCCTTCGGCGTGCCACGTGGCGGCACCGGCCTGACGACCATCGCGGCGAACAAGCTGCTCTACTCACCCGCCCAGGACACGCTGGCCGAGTTGACGATCGGCTCCGGCCTGTCGCTCGCCGCCGGCGTTCTAGCGCTCGGTAACCACAACCATGCCGAATCCGACGTGGCAGGGCTCGTGACCGACCTGGCAATGCGGCCGCTCAAAGGACCTGGCTTTGCGCTTTCTCGCGTGGCAGTCATCAACTCCTCGGGAGCGATCGATGCGGCAGTCGGTAACGGCGGTGATTGCGTGCTGGTAGACGGCAGCTCCGCTGCAAAGGCCGACACAAGCCATACGCACTCCGCATCGGACATCGTCTCCGGCGCGCTGGCGCTGGCCCGCGGTGGCACGGGCGCGGATCTTTCGGCGAGCGGCCCGGGCTTCCTGAGGCAAACGGGCGCTGGCGCAGCCGTTACTGTTGCAGCGCTCCAAGCCAGCGATCTCCCCACGCACGCGCACACGTCCGCGCAGGTCAGCGATGCGACGCCAAACGCGACCGCAGGTACCGTTGTCCTGCGCGACGCAGCGGGCGGCGCCAGCTTCGCCTATGCTGCCGCTAACAATCTCTGGGCGTATCTCGACTCGCATCTCCAGTCCGTCGAGTGCGGCGCTTATGGAACCGTGGGCGGCGCGTTCGAGAACATGGCAAAGTACTCCGAGGATCTCTCGGTGGCGACCTGGGACAAGAACGGCGGCTCGTGCTCGGTGACCGCGAACGCCGGGACAGCGCCCGATGGCAACATAACGGCCGACCAAGTCACTGCCGTCACCGCCACGCCAATCATCCAGCAGCAGATTGCAGGCCTCGCGCCAGGCGGTCAGTACACGTTCTACATTTGGGCGCGCGTTGAATCCGGAACCCGCAAGGTGTCGATTGCCATCGTGGATAATCCCTATGCTGCGTACCTTGCTGGCCCTACGCAAGTCACGATCACGACCGCGTGGCAGCGCTTCAAGATCACCGGGACGCTGGCCGCGGGGCAGACCGGCCTCTGGATAGTCGTGCGCCAGTTCGACGGCAACGGCGACGACTGGACCAGCGGCTCGATCCTGCTCTGGGGCGCGTGTCTCCAACAGGGCAACGACCCGAGGAAAGGGTATGCCCGCACGTGGGGCTACCAGGCAACGCCGGTCGCGGCCGGAGTTTCGTGTGGCCCGCTGCTGATCGCGGCGAAGGACAGTCTGGAAACACCGTTCCGCGTCGCGGGCCCTGGGTCGAACCTCGCCGACCACACGCTCCTGCAGGTCACGCCGGCGGGCGAACTTCTGATCGCGGGTGGCAGCGGCAACGGCTACCGCTTCGCGGAATTGATGGGCGCCAGCAATCCCTCCGGATGGTCCGGCGTGATCAAAGTCAAGAATCCCGCCGGGGTGACCGCAGGCTACCTGCTGCTCTATTCCAACCCATAG